AAATGTGGACGCTTGTCAAACATATTATCCTTCGCTCCTGGGGTCTTACGATTGTTATAATGCAGAAAAACTTGTACGCATTCTTTGCCTTTGAATTTTTCTCTCCAATGTTCTAGCTCACAGCCAGAATAAACCAGCATATCTCCTGGTTTTAAATCTACTCTAACACCTTTCATACCTTCTTTTCCAGATGGCTCTAGATATATTGGCCAATCATCACCTCCTAGATTCATAGTTGTAGATATCTCACAACTAAATCTATCTTTATGTCTTTTTAGAATATCACCTTTTTTATATATTCGAGCGTATGTATATGCAGGATGTAATTTAAGTCCTGTTATTTTTTCCATCTGTGGTTGGCACTTTAACATTAAAGTTTCAATAGCGATGTCAGAGTAACATGAATAAGTGTTTGGAACTTGTCCATCATCTGATTCGTAAATACCAAGTAAAGTTTCGTACGAGGAAATGTATCTTGATTTAATACACGTATCGTAAACTTGTTTTTTTATTGTAAGATAGTTGTATAAAAATAAAGCTAAATCTTTATCAATTGCTTTTCGTATAATTGTGTATCTATCTTTTTTAAATGACATCTTTAATAAGGTCTTCTAATATTGCTTGTATATTAAAATGTATAAATCTAAATGGTTTAATACCATGATCTACTACAAATTCATGTTCCAAGAACCCTGGAAATATTATTAGTGTTCCTGGTTTAGGTTTGAAGTGAACTAACTCTGTACCATTAAATACAGCACTACCTGGTTTCATTTTTAATTTAGTTGCACGTGCTCCTGTTCTTGGGTCATGAAAAACTGGATAAGAGGTTTTGTCTGAACATTTTAAAAAATAAAATCCAGATACATGTTGATTCCAATGTATGTGTGCACTGTGGTGTCCCCCACCTTTTTTAGCAAACTCTTGCACCCATAATTCACTCAACAAAGGTTTATAATTTGCTAGATCATATCCTTGATCATCTAAATATTCCCAAGATTTTTTAGCAATATAATTTCTAAAATCTAAAAAATCATTGTCCATAGTTAAGGGTGTTGAATGATATGATCTTCCAAAGTCACCGTGTTTTTTTATATATTCTTTTTCTCTTTTACGAGCATCAGCAACATACTTGTTGCTTGCTTTATCTAAAGATTTTAAAAATTCTGGTTTTTGTTCAACCCAAATCGATGTCTTAAAAAATTCTACTTTTTCCATACTATTTAAATGAATATCCTAAGTTCCACATTACTATAGAATATCTTACTCCTTTCGTTACTGGTTTAACTCTATGCCATAAAAATGAAGGAAATACAATGATAGATCCTTTTTTTAATATTTGTGTAGCTTTAATTAAATGTTTATCCTCATCTCTCATTTGAGGATCGTAGTTTCTAAAATCAAATTCTAACTCTCCTCCCTCATACTCGGAACCATCTGATAATTGACAAGTCATTGAAAGCTTTCTTACTTTATTGAAATATCGTGAATTAGGATTATGGTCAGGTTTTATCAACGTGTCAGAATGCCAATCATAATATTGGTTAAGTTTATACTTTGTAAATTGCATATCTTCAGACCAATGCCATTCAAAATTCCAACCAGCATTTTTATTCGCTTTGTAAATATAAGGCTGTAGTTCTTTATAAATCCATGGATCATTTAACCAGACAATATCAGAGTGTCTTTTTGCTTTAATATCTCTTAATTGTTTTTTAGTTAAAACTTTATCTTTAAAATTACCGGTTCTTGCCATCATGTCTTTTTTTGATAGACCGTGTTTAATAATATCATCACATATTTTTTCTGGGACTGCTGATTCAAAACTCCAAAAATAATTTTCTAAGTGCATTTATATATTTTATCCTTTGTTAGTTTTAGTTTTGTTGTAGAGCCCCCTAATGTCCCACTTATAAAAGTGTTAAACGCTAAACTTATTCTTAAATTATTATCTTTTTTTGTTTGTACTTCATGTAATAAAAAAGATGGAAACATTAATAATTGACCAGTTTCAATAGGAAGCCACCATGAACCAGAATTCCAGGTATTAAATTTTTCAGTAGGAATAGTTATTTCNCTATATTGTTTTTTAGCAAAAGTAATTGTGTCGTTTTCTTTATCAGCTTTTAAATATAAAACACCTGATATTAAAGAATTTGTATGTTGATGCATGTGATGAAATTGTTTGCCATCTGTAAAATTTAACCAAGACAAAGTTATATATAATTCAATTTTATCACTAATACCTAAAACATTATTTAAATAAAACTTACACTGATTTTCTAAAAATTTTCTTATATTTTTAAGTTGTTTGTTTTTTAAAATAAACTCATCCTTACTTATAAAATTACCTACATTTTTAATTGAATTATTTTTTTGTTTTAATACAAAATCTATTTCTTTTTTTGTAAAATCTCTATTAATTTTTGTTGATAAAACTGGAGTAGGAAATAAACCGTGTATTATAGGCTCTGACATTTAATAACACCAAGATACAAAAGAGTACCTAGTTCCTTTTTTTACTGGTTTAACTAAATGCGGATATAAAAAAATTGATGGAAAAATTAAAATATCACCAGCTTTAAATTTAATTTCATAATCATCAAACATAATAAATTCGCCGCCTTCATAGTTATCATTTAAAACACCTATTATGCTCAAAACTGGAATACCTCTATTTTTTCCTGTAAACAAACTTACAATATGATCTGAGTGTTTTGACATTATCTGTCCTTTTTTATACTTATTAAATCTAATTTCACTAAAACCAGACCAAGATGTAAATGTTTTTCCGCTAATGTTATCAGTAATAATATATTTTTCTAATGCTTTCCAAACTAAATCATAAATTTCTTTTGAATAACTTAAATTATTTGTCCAACAAACGTCTAACTCTTTGTTTTTATTCATAGAGTACTTTNGTAACGTTTGAAGGTTTGTATATGTATGCCTTGTCCAATTTTTTTCCTTAGTTAATTCTTTTAAAGTTTTTGTTAAAATATAATTAGGAATCCATTTTTTTAAATGAAGCATGTAATCTTTTAAATCTTTCATAAAGTTTAAACGTAATCATATGTAATAGTTTGAACAAAACTTAAATGATCTTTTTGATTGTTTGATACTAAATACATGTTGGTTGAAGGGAACATTACAAACATATTGTTTTTTAATTCTATTTCCCAACTTCTTCCCTTTCTTCTATTATCATCATAATAAATTTTTATATTACAATTATTTGTAGTTACTCCATACAATAAAGTATAATCAGGAGAATTTTTTAAATCTACTGGATTAATATTTAAAATTGGTTCAGTTTTTTCACCAGGGCTATATACATTTCCCCATGTGTTTTTATTAATTAAATTAATGTCATAATATAATCTTATGTGTTCTCTAATGTATGTATTTAATTTGTCCCAATCTTTAGAAAAAATAAATTCTTTTCTTTTATAAAAAGATTCAAACATTGATTTTGTCAAAGTTAAAGGATTTATTTCAAATCCTTGTGGCATGGAAACGTCGCCATAATACAATGCTTGTTCTGTTATAACTTTCTTTTTCATATACTTTAAATATATAAAGTATTTTTATATTAAATTAAATATTTGTCAAATCCCAAGATTGGTTTTCTTCATTCCAACTATAATAAGATCTTTGTTCAACTTCTTCATCCGTTAATACTGGAGGATCTCCAGCAGGACATTCCCATTGTATATTGGACATATTTTTTGTCCATGAAGGATATGGTTGACGTGGCCAAAAAAGATTATTGTCTGGATCCCAAGTAAAACCAACAGCTGCATAATTACCTCTAAATGCTTTTGATTGATCCTCTGATTCGTTATTATCAGAATCATAATGTTTTCCTTCTCTTGTATTATAAGAAGTTTGAATCCATAAGTGAGCAGGCCAATTATTGTGTTTTTCTAAATATTGTTGACCTACAGATTCATCTTCAACACCATCAGCATTTAACATATCAGAGTTATTTAAAGTCAATACTCCAATTACTTTATTGTCTTCATTTATTTTTGCAAAGTGTGCCATAATTTTACCTATTGAAACCTATACCTTATCACAACTATACCCGATCCGCCAGCACCTCCGCCGCCTGATCCGATTACTCCAAATGGAGGGGGACCTATAGAGGCTCCTCCGCCTCCACCACCCGTGTTTGCTGATCCGTTTCCTCCAGTTCCATTATGTCTTGCTCCACCAGAACCTCCTCCAGCAGAAGCACTACCAATTCCTTGAGTTTGACCTTGACCTCCAGCACCACCTCCTGCTCTAGCTACTGGAGAACCTGTTATACAAGACGTTACTCCAGCTCCACCAGGACCAGAAGGGCCAGAAGGATTTTCGTTGCTTCCAGCTCCAGTTGCTCCTCCTCCGCCGCCTCCGTTAAAAGTAGGTGATCCAGAAGGTCCACTGCCTCCATTATTTCCTTGAGGTGGACTAACTGGAGGAGTATTTCCTGATCCTCCTGATCCACCTGCTCTACCGCCAGCGCCACTTCCCCCAGATTGAGTTGGGTCTGGTGATCCAGCACTTATTCTTGAGCTACCACCACCAGCACTAGTTATTGATGAAAAAACTGAATTACAACCTGTATTACCCGAAGTTCCACTAGGAGTAGCTGGTTGAGCAGCACCTCCACCTCCTACTGTAATTGGATATGATTGAACACAAACTGCTAAACCTGGGGCTGACAAAGGACTTGGTCCTGCACTATAACATCCAGTTGTAGTACCATCTGAAAATCTAGCGCCACCTGCTCCTCCGCCAGGTGATCCTTGTCCACCTGATCCAGCACCAGCGCCACCACCAGCGATTACTAAATAATCAACTTTTAAATTATCAGCACCACTTCCTTTAGTAATTTGAAAAGTTCCAGGTCCATTAAATGTATGAATTTTAAAATCTCCAGACGTTGTAACACATCCACCAGTAGCTTCTATAAAAGCTGCTCCTTCTCCCCCAGAACCAAATCCTAAAATTTGATAACCGAAACTTTTAGCTTTTTTATTCTGAGTATTTCTTGTGTTCTTACCAACGGTAAGTTTATTTTTTAATTCTCTCATATCTAAATTCCTTATGCGTCGTTAGCAGCATTCGTAGTAAAGAATAATTTAATTCCAAGCAATCTTGCATCAGCATCTAAATCATCTGCTGAAACATCTCTTGATATTTGAAAGAAAACATATTCATCTGCACCAGGTGATCCTGCTATTGTAACTGCTCCACTTTCAGCAGCAACATCTAAATCGTTTGATGTTCCACTGTGTGCTTTTGCTGTAGCAACAACTTGTGTTCCAAAAGCTGTATTTAAATCTCCATTATCAGCTAACGCTACTCCAGATAATCCCCATGCAGTAGTTCCTGTNTCTGTTGATGTTGCTGTAAAGAAAGCTTGAAAAGTTACTGTCCCTGCATTCCATGATTTAGGAAATGCAACAGCAAACTGTGCAAACTCATCAGAAGATTTATCAAAATCTAAAACTTTTATTTCAGGACCATTTGATAATTCTACTTGCGCAGCTTCTGCACCGTTTGTAGTATTAGGATACATTGCGACTGCTGGAACCCATATGGTTTCTTTTCCTGCAATTTTAATTGCAGCTGTATTATCTCCTGCATCGACTGCTTGAGCAACTCCGCTTCCGTTAGGAGATATTGTTATGTTTCCATTTGATCCATCTGTAATTGTAATATTACCAGAGTTTGATCCTGAGTTAGTATCTAAAACTAAATCATGTGCACCGCTAGTTGTTAAAGTAGCAGCTGCTGATCCTGTTCCAATTTTAGTTTCACCAGTTCCTTTTGGAATAACAGCTACATCTATATTAGAGTCTCCTCCAGTTGCTGATATACTAGGTGCATTACCTGTTGCAGCATTTGTAATATCAAATTGATTTACTGCAGATCCAGTCGTTTGAAATATAAGAGATTCGTTTCCGTTTGCATCTGCTATAAAACCACCATCCACAATTTTTGGAGCTGTTAAAGTTTTGTTTGTTAAAGTCTGTGTTCCTGTGAGTGTTACATCACCTGCGCCAAAACCTAGATCTATAATATCTGGATTTGTGCCATCATTTGCAGAAGCAAATACAATTTTAGTTGTTGCAGGAGCAACAGCCACACTATCACCAGAACCCGTTACATACTTAAATGTAACATTCTGTGATCCACTTGT